GACAGGTAATAAAAAACAACATTTGTTACTCTTGGTGCAAGCAATCATACAGATCATGAAAGAGCAGAATATGACTATTATGCAACAGAACCACTTGCTGCGGATTTAATTTGTGGAGTTGAAACATTTAATGGCGCAATATGGGAAAATTGCTGCGGAGAAGGTCATTTATCAAAGAGATTTGAAGAACTTGGCTATAAAGTTGTTAGTACAGATTTAATTGATAGAGGTTATGGAAAGGGTGGAATTGATTTCTTTAAATGTAAAGAAACATTAGCACCTAATATAGTTACAAATCCTCCATACGCTTTCAGTAAAGAGTGGACGTTACATTCTTTAGAGTTGTTACCGGAAGGTGGTAAATTAGCACTATTTTTACCTATACAGTTTTTAGAAAGTGATGGCAGAAGAGATTTATTTAAAAATTACCCACCACAAACAGTATATGTATGCGTAAACCGTGTGTTGTGTGGTATGAACGGTGATTTTACTGCAAAAGACAAACAAGGTAATACAATTTATAACAAAGATGGAAACCCTAAAAGAATGTCAAGTGCAAAATGTTATGCATGGTTTGTATGGGAAAAAGGTTATCAAGGTGATACCAAAATTAAATGGATAAACTAAAAACTAAACAAAATTAAAATAAGATAAAAAGGAGAATGAAAAATGAATTTTGAAATGTTAGGTAAGTTATCTATTGCAAAGGAAACAGAAAAGTTTAAACCGTATTCAGAGAATGTATATGATTCCGGTTGGAAGAAAACATCATTGAAGTTTAATGCGGTATGTGGTGACAACAGACATATGTTACAAGTCGATGCAGGTTGTTGGGCTGATGGACACGGAGACATTTATACTTTCAGTAAGGCAACAGTTAATGAAGATGGAAGTAAGAAGAAGGGCGAATCCTTTACAATTCCATTCAAGGATAGATTAACTTCTAAGAAGTTAGCAGATGTCGCAGAGTTTAAGAAGTTCGTATTTGACACTGAAGAACCCGGCAGAAGATTTAAGTTGAAGAATATGGCTGAATCTATTAAAGAGGGTAAGGGTGTTACTGATGAGCAGCTTGCAGAAGTAGGTCTTGAAAATGAGTCCGATGTAGCTAAAGCATATGAAAATAGTTTAAAGAAGCATCATGAATTTATCTATGAAGGAGACTTCATTGACTTCATTAAGAAGGTTATCGAAGGTGGCAAGTATAAGGATAAGAAGTTCTTAATTCGTGGTAATGGTAATTATTCTTATTCAGAAAAGAATGAGAGAGTATATGAAAGCTATGTACCTACTCGTATCTACTTAGCGGCAGACGATGCAGAAGAGTATAGCACCGCAAATATTACATTATTATTCGGTTCTGAAAGCTTAGATGATATGAGCGTAGAAGAAAAGGGTAAATATATTATTAACGGTTGGACTATGGAATATGATAACAATCGTAAGGGTAATATTCCAGTTCCGACAACTATTACGTTCTCTAATGAAAATGAAAAGTTAGCCACTGCACTTAAGAAAAAATTTACTGTTGATGATGATAGCATTTATGAACTTCCTGTGGAAATTAATATGCTTAACGGTGCTCAGAAAACTGAAATTACAGAAGAAATGTTATCCGATGAGCAGAAAGAAGATTTATCTGCTGGATTAATTTCAATGGATGATATCAGACGTGACATGGGTGGTTCTGTATATGGAGAAAGAATACAGGAATATCAGTTTTTAAAAATTGGTAGAGGCGGTTCAAAGGGAAGAAATGTAACTGCATTTACTGTAGAAGATATGACTATAAAATCAGTAGTAGATGATGCAAGCGAAGACCTTTTTGACGAGGATGATGATATTTAAGACATATGAGTAATAAAAAAATACAATATAACTTCATGGATTTAACCGGACAAAAGTTTGGCAGATTAACAGTTATTAAACGTGGAGAAGATAGAGTATCACCATGCGGACAAAAAACAGTCCGCTGGTGGTGTAAATGTAATTGCGGTAATCCCGATTTGGTTTTAGTAACAAGTCAAAATTTAAGAATTGGGAAAACGACTTCTTGCGGTTGTTTTAAGTTAGAAAAATTGCATAGTAATAAAAAAGGGAATCAATATGATTTATCTGGTGAATACGGTATTGGTTATACATCTGATAATAGAGAGTTTTATTTTGATTTAGAAGATTATGATAAAATCAAAGACTATTGTTGGAGAATTAATGATAATGGATATGTTATTTCTACCGTTGGTGATAAGAATATTAGAATGCATAGAATTATTATGGGTTTATCAGATAATGATTCTAATGTAATAGATCATAAATATGGTGATAAAACAAGAAATGATAATAGAAAATACAATCTAAGAAATGCAACAACTCAAGAAAATAGTAGAAATCATAGAATAAGGACAGATAATACATCTGGTGTTACAGGCGTATATAAATACCAAAGAACACAAAAATGGATTTCTTATATTCATGTCAACAATAAGAGAATACAGTTAGGAACTTTTTCTAATTTTGATGATGCTGTAAAAGCAAGGAAAGACGCCGAGGAAAGATATTTTGGAGAATGGAGTTATGACAATTCTACAAAGTATGCAGAACAATATGCTTTAAATTAAACGAAATTAAATAAAAAGGAGAATAAAAATGGCATTTGGTAAAAGAAGTACAATTAGTGACAATTTAAATGATTATTCAATTATGTTATGTGGTGAAAGTGGTATTGGTAAAACCACTGTAATGTCGCAGTTATGCGAAATGGAATTTGGTGAGGATGGATATATTTTATTTAATACCGGCGATGAAGATGGTGTATCTGCAATTGATGGTGTTACATATGAAGATATTCCAACATATAAGAAGTTTGTAGAAGTATGTAATGATATCATTAAGAACAAGTCTGAATATCCTGATTTAAAAGTAATCGTTGTGGACACACTTGACCAGTTAATCAAAACAACAGAGACATATGCAATTGATGATTGGAATCGTCAGAACATGGGTAATAAGAATTTTAAACCTGCAAAGAGTCTTAATTCTGTAGAAGGTGGTTTTGGAGCCGGTTATGATGTAGTATTCAATCTTATTTATGACAAGGTTCGTGCATTGGATAAGGTTGGAGTCAAGATGTGGTTTGTATGTCATAGCAAGTCAAAGGATATTGTTGATCCGCTTACAGGTTCTGCATATACAACATTAACATCTAATATGGCACAGAGATATTTTAATGATTTTAAAACAAAGGTTCATGTTCTTGGTGTTGCTTGTATTGACAGAACAATTGATGCTGTTGGAACTGGTAGAAAAAATATTATGAACAAGGAAGAAATTACAATTAATAAGGTTCAGGAAGAAACAAGACAGATTGTGTTCAGAGATGATTCTTATAGTGTTGATTCCAAGTCAAGATTTGCTGGTATCGTTGATAGAATTCCTTTGGATGCAAGTGAATTACAGAAAGCATTAAAGGATGCGATTGCTAATTCTAAGAGTTCTAACACGAAACCTTCAACTCCTAAGACAACAAAGAAAGTAGAACCTAAACCTGAACCTGTGGTTGAAGAAGTAGAAGAGGATACTGATGATATTGATACAGTTGAAGAGACAACAACAGGCGTAACAGCAGATGAAATTCGTGCATTATTTAAGGCTGCTGACAAGGACACAAAAGCAAAAGTTAAGGAAATTATTGCAGAGTTTGGTGGAAAACTTGATGATGCAGACCAGGATGGACTTAACAGAATGCATGAAATTTTAACAGCATAGTGCTGAAAATTACATAGGGGACATTATTTGTCCCCTATTTTTTATCTAAAAGGTGGTTTATATGAAAGTCAAATGCAGAATATGTGGTGAAAAAATAGAACGTAACGATGCTTATAAGGTTACAGTTAATGGTAAAAATGAATATTATTGCAATGAAAAAGAGTATAAACAAAAACAAAAACAGATAGCTGATAAAGTAAATACTATTAATATAATAAATGAAATATTCGGATATGAAGTAACTAATTCGGCTATACATAAAGAACTAAAAGAGATTTCCGCAAACCATTCATTCGATAAGATTTACTCGTTCTTATATGATAATAAGTCAATGTTAGAACGTAGTATGAGTAAGGATTTTAGTTCTGAATATGGGAAAATAAGATATTTTACAACAATTATTAAGAATAATATTGTTGATTATATAAAGGTAGATGATGAATCTTATATTACAGATAATGAGTATGAGATATTAGATATAAAATATAAATCAAAGAAGAAAAGACGTGCAATGTACGACTTGGAAAGGGAATTGTTAGATGGCTGAATTTTTAACTGGAATTACAGATAAATATATTCCGCAGCTTCTCAAAGGAAGAATCGAGATCGAAGGTAATGTTGTGAGCTGTTTTTTCAAGGATATGCTTTTGCTTGATGAAGTGAAGTTAGAAGCAAAAGACTTTATAACTTCTGATGGACACTTTTATTATTCGTTATTAAAGAATCTGAGAAGTAAGGGGTTTTATACATTAGATGAAGTAACAATTCTTTCTAATTGTAGTGATGAAGTAATTGAAAAGTTTGAAGAACGTGGTGGTTTTGAAACTATTCAGCACCAAATTGACATTATTAATTTACAGAATTTTGATGTGTATATTGATATTTTATATAGAGAAAATATCCTTTGTAATATGCATTTGGATGGATTTAATTTGACTAACCCTATTATGATTGGCGAAAAGAAAATTGCTCCGTTGAAATTATTAAGAAAAATGAATGCGGAAGAGGTAATTGATTGGTATGAATCTCGCTTATCAGAGTATGGAACTGGTTATTCAAGTAAGGTAATTGAAGAAGAAGAGATTGCAGAGTTCACTGATGAATTTATTAATGAATGCGAAGAAGGAATTGAAAATGGTGTGCCTTTTGATGAGGGCGATTTAGATGTAAATCTTAATCCTATGAACTGTTTTCCGTTCCTTTCAAGACAGGTAGGTGGATTACTGCCCGGCACACTTACTATGCTTGGAGGATTTTCAAGTAGTGGTAAGTCAACATGGTTTATCACTATTATTATGGCACTGCTTCATTACGATAGAAAAGTTTTAATCATTACAAACGAGGAAGATG